ATGGATCATCGCATGCCTTCCGGGCTGCGCACCATCACGCTGCCCACGTCCGACCACGGGGACGTCACCATCCCCGAACCCTCGTGGTGCGTCTCCCACGAGACCCTCCCCGGCGACCTCCGGGCCGACATCGTCCACCTCGGCCCCGACACCATCCTGAAGTTCCGCGGCCGGGAGCTGGCCACCGCCGGCCTCGTCCAGGCCCCGTTCGGCGCCGACACCGCCCCGGGCGTCTCCGTCGACCTGCTCGGCCAGACCCTCGACGCCCGCGGCGTGTACGAGCTCGCCGCCGCACTCGACACGTACGCCGACCGCCTCCGCACCCTCGGCGACCAGCTGCTCGTCATCGCCGCCGAGGGGGACCTGTGAGCGCCCGCCGACACGCCCTCGGCACGCAGGTCAGCGCCCAGGACAGCAGCAACGGCGGCACGCCCGTCACGCCCCCGGCACACCCCGTGCCGCTGGCCGTACTGGAGGCTGCGTGATGGCTGCCATGTCCCGTGCGACCCGACGCATCGTCGTCGCGCACCTCACCGAGCGCCGCATGAGCGCACAGGAGATCGCCTCTGAGCTGGGCGTTTCCGTCGACACCGTCCGCAGGGACCAGCGCGAGGGCGCCCCGCCGGCGCCCGCCCCGGAGCCCGAGCCTGCGGCACCGGCTGCGGCCGGTCTGCTGCTGCCCGACGGCAAGCAGCTCCGGCAGGACCTGAAGGTCCTCACGGCCGCGTACAAGGCGCAGCCGGAGGACGTCGCCCGGTTCGCCATCCACCAGGCGGCGCGGATCGTGCAGCGGCGGATGCCGTCCGGATCGGCTGTCCGCCCTGCTGAGCGCCCGGACGCCGGACAGCAGTCCGGGCTGTCCGGATCGACTGTCCGGCCCGTGTCCGCTGTCCGTGAGGGAGACGCTCGTGTCCGCTGACCGCACCCACTACCTGCCCAGCTACAACGGCGGCACCGCGTCCGTGTCCTGCCCGTCCTGGTGCGTCCTGCCGCACGTCCACGACGCAGCCGAGGACGCAAACCACCAGGGCCCCGCCGTGGCCTTCACCGGCCCCGGGGACTGCACCGGCTACTTCGACGGCGGCGAGCCGTACGAGGTGCTCTACGCGGCGATCTCCGCCGACCCGGCGGGCGGCCGTCCGTACGTCTACTTCGACACCCAGGGGGAGGCGACCGGCGCCCGCCTGGACGTCGCCGCCCTGGACGCTGTTCTCGGCGACCTGCGGACCTATGTCGACCGACTTCAGCAGATGCGCGACCGGCTCGCACAGATCACCGAGGGGGAGCAGTGACCATCATCGACACCCACACCAGCACCGTCGGCGACGCCATGAACATGGCCGCAGACGTCATCCTCGACCAGATCGGCGGCCGGGAGGCCCGCCCCGAGAAGTGGGCGCGCACCCTGGAGTGCGGCACCGTCCGCGTCCGCATCCGCGTGGAGGTCGAGCCGACCGGCCTCACGGTCGAGCAGGCCGCCGCCGAGGCCATCGCGGGCGACCCGGCGGAGGCGCCGGAGGTGCGGGCGGCGGCCCGGCTGCTGCTGGCCGGCGGACCCGGGGCGGAGGCGGCGCGGGAGGTGCTCGCCCGGTCCGGGCCGTGGCCCCTGCCGTGAGCCGGTGACGGCCCCCTTCAGTCGGCGGCCCTGGAGCGCGTGTGACGGCGTGCTCCAGGGCCGTCCTGCTGCCCGTCCCCTGGCCGTCCCGCTGGAGCCTGCTACGGGCGTGTAGCTACGGCTGCTACGCAGGTCGGGGCAGGTGCCGCTACGGGCTCCTACGGGGCTGCTACGGCTGTAGCTACGGGGATCGGGGCGCCCCCGATCGGGGTTGGGTGCCGGGCGCAGCTAACCACTCCCCTCCCCTGCCGTGCCCCTTCTGAGGGTGTTGTCGGTGCAGGTCAGCCTGCCGACGACAACGACGACGACAACGGGGAGGGGTGGCCGGAAGGGGTTAGGTGCGGGAGTCACCCATCTTTTGCAACAAAGTGCATTACCGTTGTAGTGCCGCCAGAACGGCCCCAACGACGACGGCCCCCGAGCGTGGATCACTCGGGGGCCGTCGCCCTGTACCGGCCTGGTCGCCGCGACGGGGGGCGTCAGCGACCAGGCCGGCGCCTGTGGCACGCGCACCCGCAGCGCACCGTCAGAACGGGCACCTCCCACGAGGGGGCACCCGGACGGCGGATCTCCTGCGGGCCGCGGCACATCTTGTGCTCCCCCAAGCTGCACTCGGGGGTGCGCTCCGGGTCGGTCATCGGTCCGCGAAGGGGGTCAGGCCGTACACCTTCCTGCACGGTGCGCAGGCGAACTGTGCTCCGCCGGGGCCGCTGCCCTGCTCGATCACCTCGATCAGCCGGACGCCGGCGGCGAAGTTGCCGTGCCAGGCGCACCAGCCGTGGGCGCGAGGGGTGTCCTGCTCGGGGGTGGTCCCCGTAGGCTCGTTCATGTCGACTCCCACCAGTCGGCCAGCCCCCGGACCGTTCACGCGGTCGCGGGGGCGTTGTTGTCTGGGTCACACGGTAGGCACCCTGTACACCCCTGTCCATGCCTAGGCACGGCTATGTATATCTATGCCCGGTTACGTCCCGATATCTAGAGTCGGGCGGGTGATCGAATACGACCCGACCCGGCCGAAGTGGCAGCAGATCGCGGACGTCCTGCGGCAGCGCATCGCGTCCGGCGAGCTCCAGCCGCGCGCCCTCGTCTCCGAGGTGCAGCTGGAGGCCGAGTTCGGCGTCGCCCGCGGCACCGTCCGCAAGGCCACGGCCGCACTCCGCGAAGAGGGCCTGATCATCACCACGCCGGGGCTCGGCTCGTTCGTCGCCGACCACGACTGAGGGGCCCGGTCACCCGAGCCCCTCCAGACCTCAACCAAGGTTGAGGATCACCCGCCGATCGACCGGGCCCGAGTCACGGACTTGGTCTGGCCGAAGTACGCCTGAACGTCCCCGCCGCCGCCGATCCGCACCCGACGCCGGATCATCTCCGTCAGCACGAGGTCCTCTCGACGGCTGCCGCTCACCACCAGCTGCACCTGCACCGGCTTCTGCCGGCCGCCGTAGCCATACCCGCCACCGACGGCCGCACCACCAGGCGCCGGGGTGTCGACCAGGCTGGCCATCGTCCGGTTCACCGCGGACCGCTCGCCCTCCATACCGGCCACCAGGCCCTGCGCGGTGTACGCGCCGACCTGCGCCATCACCCTGGAAGGCGACTTGATCCCCAGCGCCTTCCGGATGCTCTTGGACATGCTCTTGGCGATCCGCAGCATCGTGGACTCGATGTACCGCTGGTGCGAGGTGAGGCCCTTGACGAGACCCTGAGCCGCCCGGATACCCGCGTCGTACATCGCACTGCCCGCAGTCCGCCCGGCCTGAGCAGCGGCGCCGTTCAACATGGCCTGCTGGTCGTTGATCGCCCGGATCTCCTTGCTCGTGGCGTTCGCCAGAGCAGCAGCAGAGGCAGCACCGCCCGACACCCCGGCCTGTGCAATCTGCGAGATCAGATCTCGGCGCACGCCCTTCTTCTGCAAGGTCGCCAAGTTCTTCGCGAAGGTCTGCGCGGCGAGGGTGTCCTGCTTCAGGCCGGCCAGGATCGACGCTGCCGTCTGCGACCACCCGCTGGTGTCCTGCTTCGTGATGTCCGCGTCCTGCATGATGCCGTTCCGGACGCTGTTCACCAGGTCCGTGCGGGCCTTCTGGAGATCCTGCACGCGCTTCTTCGCGGTCTTCAACTGGGAGGCGACCTTCGCGTCCCACCCGGCCAGGAAGACCAGGCTGTTCGCGGACTTGTTGATCTTTGCGATGGCCTTGCGTTCCTTCTTCCCGGTCAGCGCGTCCCGCACGATGTCACTGAGTTTGTACGCGGCGGCCTTGACCTGCTTCTGGTTGCCGGTCAGACCAGCCACCAGGCCCTGAGCGATCCACTTACCCTGAGCCGCGGTGACCTTCGAGGGGGAGGCGATGCCGAGGGCTTTCGCGATCGGGCCGGGGATCATGTCCTTCGCCCACGAGATGAGCTTGCTCCTGATCCAGCCGCCCATCGAGCTGATGCCGGACCAGAGGCCCTGGACGACGTTGCGGCCCTTCTCCGTCAGCAGCGACGACAGCGAGCCGATCCCACGGGAGATCCGCCCGGGGAGACCGGTCACCCACTGGACCATGGAGAGGGCCCGCTGAACGGTGGTGTCCTTGAACGACTGCCACGCCTTCGCCGCGCGCTGGCTGATGGCGGAACCGAGCGACGACAGGGCCGCCGCGGCACGCCCCGGCAGGCCGCTGACGCTGCTGATGAAGCTGTTCCAGACCCGGCTGACCGGCCCCGCCACGTACTTCGACCACAGGCCGGAGAACCAGCGGCCGATCGCCGAGCCGAGCTGCGGCAGCTTACTGTTCGCCGCGTCGATCAGACGGCCCACGAACCCGACCAGGATCGAGATGGCGACCGCGCCCAGCAGCGACGCCAGCAGCACCGGCAGCGACGTCAGCGCAAGCGCGAACGCGCCCGCGATGGCCACCACCTTCAGCAGCTGCATCGGGTTGGCCATCGCCCACTCCGCGGCCTTCTCACCCGCGCTCACCAACCCGCCGATGATCTTCGGGGCGAGTTCGCCGATCTTCTGCGCGATCTGCGACCCCAACAGCGGGATGAACGCGAGGATCCGCTGAGCCATCGACCCGCCGTCGATGCCCTTCCCCGCCTCGTCCCACATGCCGCTCAGCTTCTTCCCGAACGTCTGCAGGCCCGGGATCACCTTGCTGCCCAGGAAGTTCACGACGCCCTGCTGCATGCCCCGCTGGAACGCCTTCACCTTCGTGCCGGCGTTGTCCCGCAGCGCATCGCCGTACCGGTCCGCGGCGCCCTTCGCGCTGTCCATCGCCTTCGACGCCTTGTCGACGTCCAGCTTGTACGCGGTCGCGCCGAGGTCCTCACCCGGGCCGCCGAACAGGTCCTTCACCGCCTGCTTCGCCTCGGCCGAGGTCGGCCCCAGCCGCCGCAGCGCGTCCGAGATCTGGTCCATCGCTGCTTCGCCGCGGGCGCCTCCCGCCCGCATGTCGTTGATGACCTGCGTGGAGTTCAGGCCGATCGCTTGCAGCGCGTCGACGGCGGTCTGCTTGCCCTCGCCCACCCGCAGCTGGAGTTCCTTGAACGCGTCGGCGATCTTGTCGGTGTCCTTGCCCCAACCGCCCTGGATGGCCTGCCGGATGAGGCCCATCGCGGTCTTCCCCGAGACACCCGCCTCCGCGAAGATCGGCGAGTACTCGGAGAACGTCTCCAGCAGGTCCTCACTCGCGGTGCCGAGACCCTTCGACCCCATGACCAGCAGGTCGAACGCCTCCTTGCCGTTCCTCGCGAGCCCGTTGCGGAGCATCGTCCCCGCAGCGTTCGCGGCCTGCCCCACGTCCACACCGATTAGGTCGGCGAGGTCGGTAGCGTTCGCCGCGATCGACTCGATCTGACGGTTCGTCGCGTCCGGCGGAACGAGACCCGACCCGGCGACCGCGCGGATCGCGTCCGCGCCTTCCTGGAAGGTGTCCACCACCGCGCTGGTGTACAGGTGACCAGCGAGCTTGCCGTACCGCTGCGCCTGCGGCCCCGTGAGGTCCAGCTGAGCACCCAGCTTCGCGGTGATCGCGGACTGGTCCAGCGCCTCACCGAACGCCGACAGCAGCAGCGCCCCGGCAGCAGCACCAGCAGCCATGGCGGCCCCGCCGGCCACCTGCTTCAGCCGCTCCATCTTCCCGCCGGCCTGGTTCACGGCCTGGTCCGCGCCGTCGCCGACACCATCGGCGAGGGCGTCCCCGGCCTGCTGGCCGCCGTCCTCGGCGCCGTCGGCGAACGCGTCCCCGGCCCGCTGCCCGCCACGCCGCATGACCGCCTCAGCCTCCGCCACGGCCGCGGTCGCGGCGTCGGCCAGCTCCCCGCGCATCGTCCGCCAGCGCCCATCCGCGCCCCGCACCAGACCCTCACCGAGCCGCGTACCGGCCTCCTGCCCGGCCCGCTCGGCATCGCTCCCCATGTCCTGCCCCGACCGGCGCAACGCCTGCTCCGCACGCCTCAGCGCGGGCTGCACGGCCCGGTCATCGATCGACAGCAGCGCCTGGAGTTCACCGACCATCAGCGCCATCGCCTACACCCCCTGCGCCTGGAGCTTCAGCGCCCGCTCACGCTCGTCGAGGTGCTGCTGCCAGTCGATCCCGAGGGCATCGAGGGCGGGCTTCCGACGGACCGCGGGCAGCTGCTCGAACGCCGCCCGGTCCTCCCGGTACAGAGCCGCGTCCCGCTCGACACCACGCCTCCGGGCCGCCTCCTGCTCGACCGCCGCCCGCTCGCCGTCCCGCTCGCTGGGGTAGGCCCGCGCGGCATCGAGCAGCTGCCGTTCGTCCAGGCCCATCGCGTTGCGGCCGTCGACCCACAGGATCGGCTTCCCGTCCCGCTGCCCGTGCCCGAGCGCCGGATACACCGGCAGCGGGTCACCGCGGTGCCGGATCCCGCCCGGGTTGACCGGCTCCACAGGACTGGCCTGCAACAGGGCGTACGCGCGGCCGGCCGCGTCGTTGTAGGCCCGCACCTTCTCCCGCAGTACGGCCATGGCCTCCCCGGCGGCCTTCAGCGCCTCGTCGACTTCCGTCCGCGGGTGCTGGGCGAGGATCTGGCGGGCGGCGGCGAGCGCCTTCTCCCGTTCGGCGGCGAGCTGCTGCTTGCGCAGGGCGGCGGCCTTACGCTGCGCGGCCTGGAGTCGCAGGCCGGCGAAGTGGCGTGCGCTGCGGGCGGTCTCGATCTCGGCCGGGGTGACGTCGGGGTCGTCGTCCAGCACCCGCTGTTCCAGGTCGGCGAGCGTCTGGTCGGCGCGCAGAACGTCCTCAGCGGCCGTCCGCTCGATCTCCTCCGGGGTCTGCTGCTTACTCATGCCGCGTCGCCTCCGAAGCCGCGCTCGGAGCGGCGGCGGGACACCATCGCGTCGATGGCGGCGGCGTCCTGACGGGACTTCTCGCGGCGCTCCTCGCGGGCCAGCTGCCGCGCGCGTTGCGTCAGGTGGCTGGCCTCCTCGCGGAGTTCGTGGGAGGCGTAGTGGCCGGCCGTGCGGTCGGCGGCGTCGGCGCGGTCGCGGAGTTCCGCGGCTCGGGCGAGGGCGTCAGCGGCTGTCTGCGGCTCTGTCTCGCGGTGCTGGTCCTGTGATCCCACGGGCTTCCCTCCAACGTCCTGTGCGGAACGCGTGGAGGTCTTGCGCCGGGATGAGCCACGGGCCGGTACCCCTCACGCGGTGGGCGTTCGGGAAGTGGCCAGCGCGGCAGAGGTACCGGACGTGCTTGGCTGTGCAGCCAAGCACCTCGGCGGCCTCTGCCGCGGCGAACACGCTCCCTGACCCGTGATCCACTGTGACGGGAGTGACGAACGCTGGTTCGGGCGCGAACCTGCGGCCCTGTGCGGCTTCGTGAAGGGCGCTCAGGGCGCGTTGGGCCGCGGGTGCAGGGCGCCCGCCACTCGCCTGGTAGGCGGCGATGAGGTGGCGGGCGAGGAGCTTCTCCAGGACGGGCACGGCAGCGAGGGGCAGCAGCAGCGGCACCGTGGCGTCGTCGTCACCCATCGTCGGCCATCACCCGCACGGCCAGCCGGCGGGCCTGCTCGGCGACCGCGGCCCGGCCCTCGGGCGATTCGACGTCGTGGCCGTACAGCAGCGCCAGCGTCTCCACGGCGACGTTCCCGACGGCGTACACCACGACCGCCACGTCCCGCGGGGTGAGGTCGGCGAGGAGCGCGTCAACGTCCTCGGTGCGCTCCTCGGCGACGGTCGCGATCACGGCCGTGGCGCGGGAGATCAGTTCGTCCTCGGTGAGCTGCTCAGGCATCGGCCGGCCCCCGTCGTGCGGCGCGTTCGTCGAGCCGCTGAAGCTGCTGCTCGGCGAACGGAGAGCCGCGTCGGGCCGCACGCCGCAGCGTGGCCCTCAGCTTGTCCTCCTGCGCCTTCAGCGCCTTCTGGTGGCGCTGGCTGGACGCCTCGGCGGCGCTGGCGTCGGCGGCGAGACGACCGAGCGTCTCGGCGGCCTCGGTGACGAGGGCTTCCAGCGGGGCGAGTAGCGCCTGGTCGTGGCGTACGGCTTCGCGGTGGAGGCGGGCGACGGCGCGTCGGAAGGCGGCGTTCGCGACGTCGAGCCGTTCACGCCCGGGATACGCGGGCTTGTTGGTCACGGGGGTCTCCGTACGTGTATGCGGGCGGGCTGTGCGCGTAGGGCGGCTAACCGGATCACCGCGGGGTCTTGCGGGACTTGTGGACGCCGTGGCCGTTGCCGGGGTCGGCGTCGTCCAGTCGGCGGATGAGTTCGCCACAGATGGCGTCCCAGGCGTCCGAGGTGCGGAGCCACTTCTCCGTGTCGGTGGTGGCCGGCGTGCGGGTCTTTTCGGCGGCGGCGGACTCGGCGAACCAGTCGGCGCCGCTGATGAGCTGCCAGGCGAAGTTGCCGGGGTCGGGTGCGGCCTTGGGCGGGTATCCGCGCTCCCAGCCGACCAGGGGCAGCACGAGGGGCTTGACGATCTCGTCCCAGACGCAGCCGCCGCACATGGTGTCGCTGGGGCGTACGAGGGCCGTGAGGGCGGTGACGATGTTGACGACGGCCTGGAGCCGGGGTTCTGCGGTGACGGCTCGGTCAAGGTCGGTGGTGGTCTGCATGTTGTTCTCCGTGGTGTGTGTGGTGTCCGACCACGTCCCCGTCCCTAAGAGACGGGACGGGGGACGGGGTCGTCTGACCACGTCCGGGACGGGGTCGGGACGGGGTCGGACGGGGTCGTGTGGTGTGACGTCTGCGCAGGTGGGAGGCCGTGTGACCCCGTCCCAGTGACGGACCTGCGGGCCGGATCTGCGGGACGGGGTGGCCGGGACGGGGTCGGCACCGCCCCGACCTGCACGTTTACCGATCCGGCGGTCGTCTCTCGCCGGAATCGGGACGGGGTCGGGACGGGGTCGACAGTCACTTTCCGTCACCCTGCTCGCGCTGCTTCGGGACGGAGTGGAGTTGCGCCTTGCGCGGGCCGATCGTGCGGTCGACGCGGCCCGCGGCGACGAGGTGCTCGAGCGCCTTGCGGGTCAGCGTTCCGCGGCCCAGGACCCGGTCGATGATGTTGGTCGTGCTCAACGGCACGGTCGACGTCTCCAGAACGCGGAGCACTTCCTGTGCCCGCTCGGCCAGCTCCAGTTCCTCGCGCGCCCGGTCGTCCTTCTCCGCGACGGTCTCGTCGGCGGAGCCCTGCGACGGCGGGTAGAGGAACGCCTCGGAGAAGTCGTCCGAGCGCCACACGATGACCAGGTCGGCGAACCAGTGCATCGGGTTTTTCCCACCGGGCAGGGCATGCCGGCGGACCTGCGCCGGGCGGTCCTTGGCGATCCGGAGCCGGGACCGGCCCTCGGTGTTCACGCCGAAGGGGTGGACGGCCTCGAGCATGTACTGGACGCCGTCGACCGCGTTCAGCTTGTGGACTCCGCCGAGGCTGTACCGGCCGCGTGACTCGGTGCTCTTGACCACGTGGTCGAGGGAGACGACGGCTGCGCCGGTGTCGGCGAGGGGCCGCAGCAGCATGCGGCCGAACTTGGCAATGTCGGAGTTCTCCTTGAGCTCCAGGCCCATCATCGTCATGGCCTCGGTGACGCCGTCGAGGACGGCCAGCGTGGCCCGCAGGTCGGTGATCCGGCGCCCGAGGGTTTTGATCGTGGCCGTGGTGGGTGCCGTGGCGGGGCGGATGTAGTGGAAGTACGTCCGCACGTCGTCCGGGCGGGCGCCGAGGAGCATCAGGCGGCCGACGATGCCCTCTTCGGAGTCCTCGAAGTCGAGGTAGAAGACGTGGTTCCCGCGGTTGATCTCGACCAGGCAGCAGATCAGCGCGACCCACGACTTGCCCGCCTCGGATTCGCCTGGATGCCGTTGACGCGGCCGGGGTAGAACATGCCGACGCCGTCGTTCCGGGCGCCGACCGTGGGCTGTGCGGGCTTGTGGGTGCCGTCGAGGACGGCGGTCAGGTCGACCTCGGCCCAGTCGGACGCGCCTCCCTGGGGAGCGGCGGTTCCGAGGTCCGTCAGCGCGGTGGTGACGGCTTCGAGAGTGGCGTCCACGTCGTCGTCCTGCTGGACGCGGGTGATCGCCCCCCGCAGGACTCCGGTGATCTGGTCGCGGATGACGTGGTGCCGCAGCCGCTCTGCGTGCCAGAGGGCGGAGCCTACGGAGTGGCTCGCGAGGAGACTGAAGGCGACCGGGCCGCCGATCTGCTTCAGGTCCGCCTCGGGCAGCGCCAGCTGGAGCGCGAGGAAGTCTGTCGGCTCGCCGGCGGTGATCCGGCGCCCGAGGAGATCCCAGACGATGCGGGTCTGCGGGTGGCGGAACATGTCGGCGTGCACGATCTCGGCGACCTCGGCGTACTCCCGAGGGCTCATCATGACCGTGCCGACGACCGCCTGTTCCAGCTCCATACGCTGCTGGTCGCGGACGCTCCACTCTGGCGCCTCTTCTTGCCTGGTCACTGGGCTGTGGTGTCCTTGCGGTCGTTGGCGAAGCGGAGCCGGATCTCCCAGAGTTGCCAGCCGTTCGCGGTGCAGCGGCGGATCTCGGCACGGGCCTCGCGGAGGGACAGGCCGTACGGGTTGTTCAGGAGCGCGGTGCGCGCGCGGGCGGCCCCGCCGCGGTGGGCGGCGGGGCTTCCCGGGGCGGTGCGGCTGGCCACGTCAGCCACGGGCCTCGTGGTCGGCGAACACGCGGTCGGCCATCGCGTCCAGCTGGTCGAGCATCCGGCGGACCTTCGCCGTGGCCGCGTGGAGCGAGGCGGCGTCGTGGAAGTCCTCGCCGCGCAGGTAGATGACGGCGTCGTCGGCGTCGGCGACCATGCCGCCGTCGGCGAGGAGTTCGCCGCCGTCGGAGTGGACGCGGAGGTTGTGGTTGAAGTGCTGGTCGTGGGGGCCGGTCTCGATGCAGTCGCGGAGGACGGGGCAGGTGCCGGCGGGCTGCTCGGTGTGCTCGCGGGCGGGCTCGTCGGCGAGGAGTGCGGCGACCGCCGGGTACTCCCGGGCGATGTACCGGTCGGCGGACTCGGCGGCGAGCTGGTCGGCGCGGTCCGCGGTCTTCAGCGCGGCGTCGGTGAGGAGCGGGTGCGTCTTCCCGGTCGGGCGAACGGCGGCCTGCATCCGGGCTCGGGTCTGCTGCATACTGGTTTCACCTGTTCTGGTTGGGGGCCCGGTCGGCTGTAGGAGGCTGAGACCGGGCCTTCGGCGTGTCTGGGATGGGTGGGAGGTCGTCTGAGCCGCGTTGGCGCGCGGTCAGGCGGCCTTCTTGCTCTGCGGGGTCCGCGGCTGGGCGAGGCCGAGCAGGGCGACGATGCGGCGTAGTTGCGCGTCGGTCAGCGGGCGGTCCCGGTAGACGTCGGCGAGGGTGCGCTGAGGGCGGCTCACGCCAGCTCCCGCATCGTCCGGAGCGCCTCGGCGTACCGGCTGAGGTAGTGGCCCCGGGGCGTCCGGCGGCCGGACTCCCACAGCGCCACCGCCTGCGGCGAGACACCGACGGCGGTAGCGACCTGCGCCTGCGTCAGCCCGGCCGCCTCGCGAATCGCCCTGCGCTCGCTGCGGTCCGGAAGCTCCGGACGCACGAGTCGGAAGGAGCGGATTGTGTCCGCAACCGAAGTGGTCATGTCGTCAGCTTGCATGCCTGTTGAGTTGCTTGTCAAGCATCTGCGCAGGCTGCGTTGTTGACTTGAGGTGGGGCCGTTGAGAGGATCGCGGGGTGACGAATGAGACGGACCCCAGGAAGGGCAGGACGGTGCGCCTCGGCGCTGCCCAGGATGCGACGCCGCAGCTGGCCACGAGAGTGGAGCCGACCAACGACGCGGACGTGTACGTCTTCACCTCCGAGCCGTACGGCGGCGGAGAGTGGTCTGCTCGCGGCCGGGCCGAACGCTCGCCCCACGGGCTCGTGCTCCGGTCGCTCGAAGTCACGGCCTACGCGGGCGCCCCGAGCGGTGTCACGGCCGCCATGCTGCGGAAGGTGCCGGTCGGCGTGATCCTCAACCACGTGCGCGCCGACGTCGCCAGGCTCGCGCCGGCGGAGCCCGAGCCGCCGCAGCCTGAGCGCGCACCGCGGCGGGGCGGCCGTGCCGCTCTCCCGGACGACCTGCTGAAGCGGGTGGCGGTGTCGTACCTGCGGGAGACCGCCCCCGACCGCCCGTCCGGTGCTCTGCAGCGCCTCGCGGCGGAGTTCGGGCGCCCGGAGGGGACCATCCGCACATGGCTGTCCAGGGCCCGCGCTGACGGCTGGCTCGGCCCGAGCGTCCGCGGCCGGGCCGGCGCCGAGCCGGGCCCGCGCCTCCGCGCCGAGCAGTAGAACGGCCCCTCCCCCAGCACGGGGAGGGGCCGCAGTGCGTCAGGCTTCGATCGGCACCAGGCGTCCTGGATCGAACCGGTTCCCTGCCGACCGGTCATGCGGCAGGACGTCGTACCCGGGTACCAGCGCCAACACGACCTCCCGCCGGTCCGCCGGCGTCAGCGCCTCCCACCCGGCCGCGACGTCCTCGGCGTCCAGCAGCCTGCGCAGCGCCCTCGGCGCCCGGGACGTCAGCAGCGCCCGCGACTCCCGGATGCGCTGCTGGATAATCGTGCGACCCTCGCGGTACTCGTTGAACGAGATCTCCCGGCGGGCGAACATGCCCGCCATCACCTTCAGCTGCTCCTCGTCGGCCGCCAGCTCGGCCCGGGCCTCGTCGGTCACCTCGGTGTCCGCGACCGTGCGCAGCCGCCGCAGGACGTCGTCTTGCCCGAGCAGGTCCAGCACCTGCCGCTGCACCTCGTCCTCGGCGAACACGGCCTTCACCGCGATCTTCCCGCAGCCGCCGTGAGGCTTCGCGCACCAGTAGCGCGGCCCGTTGTTGCCCTGCCAGCCCATGAGCCGGTGCCCGCAGTGCGAGCAGCGCAGGACACCGGTGAGCCACCGCTTCAGCGTCAGGTCGACCGCGCGGTTGCGTCCGGCGAGCCGGGCCCGCACCTGCTCCCACCGCTCCTGAGGCACGATCGGCTCCCACACGGCCTTCCCGACGATCTCGCCCCGGTACTCCCGCAGGCCGGCCACCGAGGGCTTCGTGACGACCGAGCGCACCGACCGGTCGCGCCACGGGGCGCCGGTCACCGTGGGCACCTTGCGCCGCTCGAGGTCGGCCGCGATCGAGTTGAGCGACTCCCCCATGTCCGGGTCGACCTGCGCCCGCTGCTCGGGCGTCCAGCCGTCCCAGTCCCCGAGGATCCGCGCGGCGATCTCCCGGAGGATCTTCGCCTCCTCCTCGATCGGCTCGTGCCCGGCGGCGGTGAAGCCGTAGCCGCGGTACCCGCCGCCGGGCGGCTTGCCCTCGGCGGCGAGCGCCTGGTGTTTGCGGGTGACGCGGCGGGCGGTGTCCCGGCTGCTCTTGTTGGCGATGGTCACCATGATCCGGGCCATGGCGATACCGCTGTCGTCGTCCAGCCGCAGCGACCCCGTGACACTCATGACGGGGATGTGCGGCTTCCGCGACTCCACGACGTCGATGAGGTCTTCAAGGTCGCGCGGGTCGCGGGCGACGCGGTCCAGGTCGTACGCGAGCAGCCCGTCACGCTCGCCGCTGGCCAGCTTGTCGATGGCGGCCCGGAAGCCGGGGCGGACGGTGCGCAGGGCGGTGCTCCCGTCGGGGAGCTTGACCCGCCGGCGCTTGTAGGCGGAGGTGTCGTTCTCCACGATCACCTCGGCGATGGTCCAGCCGAGCCGGTCGGCGAGAGCGCGGCCGTCCTCTTCCTGTCGGCCGACTCCTCCGCCGTCTCCGGCCTTGTCATCGCTGATTCGAACGAGCAGCACGGCCCTTGTTGGCAGCATGCCGATAGGTTACCGTCTACATGTCGGATCTCCGATGCCGTTGACCTCCCGCAGTTCGTCCACGGAGCGGAAACCGCCGTTGCGGGTGCGGTAGTCGACGATGTGCCGCGCGAGGACGGGGCCGACTCCGGGGAGGGTGTCGAGCTGGTCGACGGTGGCGGTGTTGAGGGACACGGGCGCCGTGGGGACCGCCGCCGTCCCTGTGCCCGCCGGAGCCGCGGGGGCCGCCGCTCCGGCCGGCGCGGGGCCGCCGACCACCAACTGCTCGCCGTCGACGAGGAACCGGGCGCGGTTGAGGCCGCCCGTCCTCGTGCCGGGTCGCACTCCGCCGGCCGCCTTCAGCGCGTCCTCGACCCGTGAGCCCGCGGGCAGCCGGTGGACGCCCGGGTCTCTCACCTTGCCGCTGACGTCGACCATGATCTCGGGAGCCGCCGTCCCGCCCGCCTGCCCGAAGGCACCCGGAGCGCCCGAGGCGTCTCCGCCGCCGTCCATGCCCTCCCCCCGCGCGGCGGAAGCCGCCCGCACCACCTCCGGCGCCTTCACCGGCTGGGTGCGCCCGGTCCAGAAGTGCTGCACGGCGAACACCAGGGCGAGCACCAGCAGCGCCGACAGCGCCACGACACTGCGCCGCTCCAGCCCGCACCGGGCCTGCACCCACAGCGGCAGCCGCTCCCGCAGCGCGGCACCAAGAAACCGCCGCCCTCGCGGCGGCCCCGGCTCGGACACCCCGTCGGGCGTCTCCTGCTCCGCCGGGGCCGGCGGACCGGCCGCGTCACGGCCAGGACGCGACGCAGGCAGGCGCACGGGGTAGGTGGCCGGCTCCTCATCCCCCGGCCCGACGCCGAGGAACCGCCCCGGACGGGCCGCGTCCGCGCTCCCGCCCGACCCGGCCGCCGGACGCGTCCCCGTACGGTGCGGCAGCCGCCTCAACTCCAGGGTCCGCTCCACCGTCGCCTCGCGCCGCCGGGCCCAACCCGCCCGAGGCCTCGTCAGCAGCACATGTCCCGCCGCCCCCTGACGGTCCACCACCACGACACGGCGACGCGGCAGCGAAGACACGGAACCGTTCGCACCCGCCAACGCGCCACCCGGCCGCGCCCAGCTGGGCGCCCTCCGCGCCGGACGCCCGCCGCGCACCACGGGCTCACCGCCGAACAGCGTCTCGGCGCGACGCCTGATCTCCTCCCCCGGGTCCTGACGGTCGCCGTCCCGGGCCCACGCGCGCGTGCGGCTCGGGCGGCCCCTGCGGTGACGGTGGCGGTTGTGGGACGTGCGGCCGTCGGACAGGGGCTCGCGCCCCGGACCGCTCGTCGGACCAGCTGTGCGTGTGTGTGATCGAAGTGCCATGCGACGAGGGTCGGGCACCACCCCACCCTCGCGGTGATCATGGCGAAAACCCGTGGACGAGCGCCCACTTGTGGACAACTCCGTCACCCGGCCGAGGGAGGCAGAGGCACGCACCCGACCCCGCCCCGAGCCGCACCACGCCCCCTACCGCGCCGAAACCACAACCCCCAGCAACCCCGGCCCCGTATGCGCCCCGATCACCGCGCCCACCTCGCTGACGTGCAGCTCGGACAGTCCCGGCAGCCGGGTGCGGAGCCGGTCCGCCAGCGCCGAGGCGCGTTCCGGGGCGGCGAGATGGTGGACGGCGACGTCCACCTCCGCGCCTCCCGCCCGGTCCGCCGCGATCTCCTCCAGGCGGGCGATGGCCTTGGACGCCGTCCGTACCTTCTCCAGCGGTTCGATCCGGCCGCCCGCCAGTTGAAGCAGCGGCTTCACGGCGAGGGCGGAGCCCAACAGGGCCTGCGCCGCGCCGATCCGGCCGCCCCGGCGCAGATAGTCGAGCGTGTCGACGTAGAAGTAGGCCGCCGTCCCCGCCGCCCGCTTCTCCGCCGCGGTGACCGCCTCGTCCACGGTGCCGCCCGCCTCCGCGGTCTCCGCGGCCGCCAGCGCGCAGAAGCCCAGGGCCATCGCGATCATGCCGGTGTCGACCACGCGGACCGGCACCGGCGCCTCGCGGGTCGCGAGGACCGCCGCGTCGTAGGTTCCGGACAGCTCGGCGGAGAGATGGAGCGAGACGATGCCGGTCGCACCGGACTCGGCGACCCTGCGGTAGGTCTCCGCGAACAGCTCGGGGCTGGGGCGGGACGTCGTGACGGGGCGCCGCTTCTGCAAAGCCTGGGCGAGACTGCGGGTGGAGATCTCGGTGCCCTCCTCGAGGGCGCGGTCCCCCAGCACCACGGTCAGGGGTACCGCGGTGATGCCGTGCCGCTCCATCGTCCGGGCCGGAAGGTAGGCCGTTGAATCGGTGACGATCGCGACATGGCGGGACAT